CATAAACAGCCGTTGATAGACCTATGAATTTAGCTTTAGCAATATCAGCGCTTTCACCAAAAGAGCCTACCTGACCGTTAGCGCTTTGAAAAGCGCCGCCCATCATGTTTTTAGCGGTGAGAACAATTCCTAACCCTAAAATCTTGTCCAAAACATCTCCTTTGGTTATAATACAAACATGAAACATTTACTTTTTCAGTTTATGACTGTTTACTTAGCTTTTTTTATCACACTGTTGGTCTATCTTGCTATCGCTGTATTATTTGCGTTTTACGACATGTTAAACGCCCAAACTTCGATACTTTTAGGCTGTGCAGCATTCGCCCACTACCTAGCTGTGTCGTTCAAATATTTATTCGCTTCATCAAAGTAAAACTTCCAGTCCGCGCACGGCATCCCAAGCTGCTCTTCATATCCAAACCCGTACAGAGAGGCAATATTGCCAACTCCTTTCAAAAACTGGGTTCTTTCGATTAGGACAAAAAAGGCGCAAGAACACCTTTTATTTTTTTATATACACTGGGAGCGAGTGCATCCATCTCGTCGATGCCCAAACCAACAAGATTTCCGATCAATGTCATCTCGTAAGTCACAGGGTCAAGCGCAGGGTTGGCGGCATTCGCTGCGATTCTAATATCACGCATTTGCGGCTCACGACACTCAAGCTCAGTCACTTTTTTTTCTGCGATAGTGACAGGCTCTTCAAATTTGATCAAGCCCTTTCTGTCTGCTCCAAAGCTAAAAATTACCATCTCTTTTTTTGCTACTTCTTCTACTTGTGCTGCCATGATTCTATTCTCCTTCTGAGATTATTTTGAATTTACCGACCGCTTCTTTCTCAAGAAGCTCGCTCTCTTTTTTCGTTACCGTCTTTTCGACACCGCTGCGTAGGATGAGAAGGTCTTTGCCTTCTTTGTCTTTAATGTTTATGTAGTGAGTTGCCAGGACTTTCATCACGACACCGCCGCTTTGACTTTTTCGTAGATGTCTACGCCGCCGATCTTCGCGATGTAGTTCGGAAGATCGATGTCGATCACCTCGATGCCGGCCAGCTCCAGGCGGTAGACGTTTACATACATCTTTCCTTTCGTCTTCATCACATCGCCGCTCTTCCACGCATCCGGCTCGATGTCCATAGGTCCGCCAAGCGTCAGGACGGCACCTTTGTTGGAGCCGTCCTCCTGATAAGATCCCTTCGCTTTTAGCTTCGCGTTCTGAAGCTTTGCAGCTTCTCTGAAGACAACAGCATTCAAGATATTGATCTCGAAGGAGAACTCCATCGGCTCAAGCAGACCGGTGTCTACATGCTGGCCATTCTGGACCTCTTTTTTAGTTTTAACCGTGGGCGGTGTAAGACTCTCTACCGTGCCGAGAAGGCCGTAGCCGTCGACGAAGATATTCACCTCTTTGATTCTCGATGGTAATTTACGTGCTGCCATTTAAAGCTCCTTAGCTCAATCTTTCAAATACGACGCTTGAGTAAGCGTCAACACGGTCGAATGTAACCTTTATCAGTGCGGGGGACGGTGTCTCCTGCGACGCAATCGTGAAGTAGAACTCGTTGTTTGTGATCGCGGTCGGCGTTGTCAAGTCCAGGTTCAGGTAGACATTGAAGCCGAGCATGACGTCCTGCCCTACAAGCGTGGCCATAAAGGCACGCAGACTGTCCTGCGCCGCATCGAGCGCCGCAAGGTCCCGGTCTACTGCCCAGAAGATGCCGTCAAGTACCGCGAACGATGCCAGGTCGAAGATGCGCACTCTGCGGGCATCCTGCCAGATCGGGTCAATGTCGCAGGTCTGATAGTTCCAGCTGCGAATCCCGCTGTAGTTGATGAAGCTGGTGATCTGCTTCTCGGTCAGCGGGTCGGTCTCGTCCTGGAACCCTGCAAGGAACTCCCGGTTGACCTTGACGCCGCTAACAGGCAGAACCCGGTTAGATATGGAGTAGCTATACCCGATGTCTTTGCTACCGTCTATCGACGCACGCAGGTACGCCATGACGATCGATGCCGAGTACTCGTCCGTATCGGACAATACTGTGTTCCAATCTTTCAGATTTGTGAATACCGGCGTAACACGGCGGGACCCCAATGCGTCACGCTTCGTGATGGCATCGGCGTTATCCGTAGCGTCCATGTCTACAAAGCCGCGCCCCTTGATCTTGTCAAGCGTTGCGACCATGGCGATCTGAACGTCAACGTCCGTCGACCAGTCACCCACACCCATGATGTCGGGTCTGAGACCGTAAAGAGACGGTGCCATAGCGACCAGGTTCACTGCCGTAATGACATTGCTCTTCTCTGTAGCCTCCAAAGCATCTACATGGGCCACTGAGATGATAAGCGGAATAATGAGGCCGTACTTGTCCTCGCCGTATTTCAAATACTTAAGCAGGTTCCCGCCTGTAGCCGCTGCGAACCCCGTGTCTGCCAGCGCAGCCTTGATGCTGTCAAAATAGTGCAGCCCGGCTGTTACACCTACATCTGCAGTAAGAACCAGCGCCAACGGAATAGTGCTCGATACACTTATCGGGCGTGCGCCCGAACTTGTTACGTCGACAACGACGCCTCTTGCTGTACTCATGAAAAACTCCTTTTATAGTGGGTTGGATATTTGACGCGGTGATATAGGTTCACCGCCGTATAGAACGCCCAGACCGTAAATCTGGATGCTCCGTTCTCTTGTATTGCTTCTTTGAAAAGGTCGTCTGCAAGCGGGTATTTTTCCAGCTCGCAGAGGTAGTCGTGGACGACCACACCTTTCATAAAGTCGCTGCGATGCGGCGGCCAGATGCTCCATAGCGCGCGCGGGATATTTGCCCCGTTCGTCACAAAGCCGGCAGGGACCTGCACGTTTTTGTATCTGAACGGGGCGAGCAGCCGGTATCGGTTGCCGCTGATCGGTTCGAGGGTCAGGGTCTTCATAACAGATCCTCCTGCGCCTGTCTGGCGCCGATCATGACGCCGACTGCCGAAGAGTATAAATCTGCTTTTTCGATAATCTTACTGACCAAATAATCCTTCGGCACACCTCTCGCATCTGCAAGCGCATCGACCATCGGTGTAGCAGCTAGCGGATCGGCCAGGTATGCTCTTGCCTCTGTCTCTTGTTTCGTCCAGCTCGTCCTCTCGGCTTCGGGTACTCCGCTTATGAGCGCGTAAACTTTCGCATCAAACTCGTCATTGATAACTTGAAGTTTTCGCTTGACCTGGCTTGTCTCTTTGACGAGCAGTGAAAAGGCATCTTGCGTTATCTCAACACAGTTGATCTCAAGCGGCTGCGAAGCGATAAGCGCGGTGATCTCTGCTTCTGTCTCCGCCTCGATGCTCACTGCGGGCACGTCAAAGTAATTTACTTTGACAGTCTCGCTGCCGCCGCGAAACTCAAGCACCGTGTGCTCCGCCTGCACTTTTTCAAAACTCACATATTTAATAAACACTGTCTGCTCCTTGTTGGTAATAATTTAAAAACGTCCGCCTCAATCAATAACCTCTTGTAATATTTCATCGTGCCGGTCGAAACCGCGTGGCCGATGAGTGAGATTATTGACTCAAGCTTCACTTTCTTGATGGCCTTTTTCATCTTGTAGATGGAGTGTTTTCGCACAAACTTGATGCTCTTCCAGGTGCGGTACCCCACGAAGTTGATCCCGCGCTTGATTTTCTGTATATGCCAGTGACTCAGCTGCAGTCCCAGCTCGTCCTGGACAAACTTCTCCGCGGCCAGCTTGAAAGCCTTGGCCTCTTCGAGACTCAGCCCGATCATGATGAAGTCGTCGACATAGCGCACATAGCTCTTCACTTTCAGCTCGCGCTTGATGAAGTGGTCTACGCGGTTCATATAGGTGAGTGCGTAGATCTGCGAGAGCAGGTTGCCGATAGGTATGCCGCGCGCATCGTTCATATCCGCGAACTCACACATCAGATTGACAAAGCGCTTGTCCTTGATCTTCTTCTCGAAGAGCTTTTTTAAGATGTCGCGGTCGATAGAGTAGAAGAACTTTCGGATGTCAAGCTTGACGAAGTACTCGTCGCCGGAGTACTTGCGCATCTCTCGTTGCGTGTAGACACTTGCCTTATGCGTTCCCCCGCCTTTGCGGCAGGCGTAGGAGGTGTCGATGAAGCTGCTGTCAAAGATCTTGTAGATGACGCGATAGATCGCATGCTGCACGACAAGATCTCTGAATGCAGGCGCATTGATGAGTCGCTTCTTCGGCTCGTACACATAAAACTGCACATAGGCTCGCGGTCGATAGCTGTCTGAATGGAGCTCTTCATGCAGAGCTTTTAGCTGCGCGCCGAGGTTGATCTCGAACTTCATCGTCGAGCGTTTCTTTCGCTTGTCTTTTCGCGCATCGATAAACGCGGCATAGAGGTTTTCCATCGTAAACGCACGCTCAAATAGAAAGCCCACGCGTTTTGTCTTTTTCAAGGGGGCCAGATTTTCAACATTTAAGTTACTCAAAAAGCCCTCCTCATATTTGATTTCGCTTATTGCAGGACAGCACATCCCTATCTTTCCAGTATCAACCATTGTTGCTGCAGGTTTGGAAACACAGTCCCGCGCGCAGACATTGTTGTTCGAATTCGTGCGCGCATTGTTGAGACTGACCGTCGAGGGACCGGCAGCCGAAGAGTTATCCCAGTTGCCGCCTCGCATACAAGCTTTCATATTGTTGTGCTGCCCTTTGTCCATCAGATCTTCCCCGCGTCTTTGAGTTTATTCATCCACGCGCCGATGATCCGGCCCAGTTCGTCTATCAGATTTGAGAGGGCGAGAAAGCGCTGGGGGGCACTGACCGCCCGGTCTTTTTTGCCGTCTTTAAAGGCAAAGTAGCCCAGCTCGTTTGCCAGGTAGATTTGCATGCGGAGCTTTTGATGCGTGACATCGAGATCTGTGATCGTCGTCTTTTTGAAGTGGCGCTTCTGACACTCGGTGATCAGATCGTAAACACTGTACGCGGTGTTGCGTATCGTGTTCGAGAGCGCGTACTTCTCGGCTCTTGGAAAATGGTTGAGATAAACTGTAAGCAGCTTGATCATCTCCATATATTTTCGATTCAACACCGCTTCGCTATGGACTCCCATCAGCTACGCTCCCCGCTCACTGTCGTTCCCTACACACATAAAAACGAGGCCCGCGCGCAGACAGTGTCGTGCGAATTCGTGCGCGCAAGGCTGAGACCGACCGTCGAGGGACCGGAAGCCGAAGAGCCAACCCAGGTGCCGCCCCGCATACAAGCCATTTGGTCGACTAGGTTTCGGTAAAGTCCGTCATTTCCGAACTCTGTCGAACCCGTTGCGCTCACCCCCGTTGCTGTCGGAATGCCAAGAGCTGTGCGCTTGTACGCTGCGCTTGCTCGGTCGGTGCTCATTGCAAACACTTGGTTGGTTCCGTTTCCGAAGTAGACCGTGCTTGTGTCAAAAACAACATCTGAGATATCGACGACATCATAGAGATTGACGTCATAAGCTCCACCTGCGCCTGCCGTTATACTATCGTTCATGATAGTTCGGATGTCCACGCTCTCTTTGAGCATCAAGAAGCCGTTTGCCGTGTATCTAATGAAGCCCGAAGCGACTTCCCACATGTTCCCGTTTAAGTCCGCTATCCCGCAGGCTTGACCGTTGTGCGTTGTTTTTGCGAAGTTGCTGGCCGAGCCTGTTAGTCCGCAGTTGCTATAACCCGAAGAAACATAGAGAACGCTGGAGTCTTGAACATCTGCAAGGGCATTGTTGTTGCAGCCCTTCGGAAGCTTCGGCAGCACGTCTATAAAAGCACACGCTGTCGTAGAAAGAGCCGCTTCGCCGTGGGCTTTTGCTATTCGCGCGAGCATCGAGTAGTGGTACGCCGGTGTCAAAAATGCTTCTGCCGACATAGTTTTGACTGCAGTGTAAAGTCCGCCATAGTTGTTTACAGGAGTGCCCGCAAGCGCAGAGATGGGATTATGCGTGCTATTCGTGCTCATCGGGTCTTTGAACGGCTGTGCAGAGGCTATCGTGCCGTTGCGAGTAATGCTGTATTTTGCTACAAATACACCCGGGATTTCAATGCCGCCGTTGATGAAACTGCGGTCAAGCACAAACCCCGTTGCCGCTATATCGCTGAACTCAAAAGTGTTGCCCGTGATTTTAAAGTAGTGCTTAGGAACAAAGCAGAGGATAGCCCCGCTGTACCCATGCATATAGTTTCCGTAATTCTCATGCCCGATGACGTTGTGCCCAGTGAGCGGAATAGCCCCGATCTGCTCGTACTGCGAAGGCTTGGCCGTGGCAACACCAAAGCCGATCTCTCCGACTGTACCGAGAGAGTAGATGAGAGGGTTCAGACCTGTCGCATCGTCGATGTATTTTTTGTTTGCTGCGTGGTTGTCCTCGGTAGGATCGGGGACCACAGGGCTGCTTAGCAGTGTTAACGTGCCAGTTTTTGTTTGGTCCCCAGCAATCTTCAGATAAGTGTCATCCGTGAACTTTCTGCTAGCCAAAACTACTGCGGGGTCAATTTTCAGCTCTACGGTTTCCGCATTGCTGACTTCGATGATCACTTTTATGTAAAGATCTTTTGCCGACCCGCTGGCGAGTGTTGGCTTGTATGTGGCCGGATAGCTTCCGATCGCGATCATGTCACCGGCTACATCAAACAAGCCGACTTCGCGGACGGTAAAACCTCCGTCTGTCGAAGGGATGTACCCCTCCGCGACGATCCAGCTTGGATTTGCAGGATCTATATTGATACTGTTTAGCGATGCGCGCCAGACTTCGTTTGTCAGTGCTGTGTCCAAATCGTCGGGTGTTATTTCAACTCCGCTTCCGTCTCCGACCGCGATATGCGTTAATTCTACTACCGTTCCGAGCGCCGTTGCGTTCGCAATCTTTGCCTTGCCTATGTCTGTTAAGATCGTATAAAATGCCATCTTTTATGCTCCTTGTGGATAAATTGTTGTGGTGTCTACGGTGTGATACGATGCGCCCAAATATTGAACCATCGATATCTCGATAGGCTCAGGAAAATACGGATACACCGTCGCGATTTCTCCACTTTGAAGCGTGGCTGCGTGCGTCATCGTTGCGCGGCTGAGCATGGAGATCTTTATGTTTTCGAGCACGCTTCGTGCGTTCTTTTGTTTTGCACAGGTCTTCTCGAGCTTTGTTATCAGCGCGGAACTTAGCCCGCTTTCGCTTGCATTTATCTCTACGCGAAAATTGAAAGGCTCACCTGCGTACTCAAACCACTCCACAACCTTGACCGTATCGCTGAGCGCTTCGACAGGGCCGATGAGTGCGCGGGCAGTGCCAGCGTATTTCATCGTATCAAATGCGGCGCGGATAACCTTGCGGGACATAGCCTGGCTGATTCCGGAGACATCTACATCCGCTTCCCACGCAAGAAACGGCAAAAGAGAAACATGACAAAGCTCTGGTGACGCATTGATCAAAGTTGGATCAATGAGCGAACGGTCCTCT